ATATCTGAAAACATATCATAATAAGCTGTATGTAGTTTTAAGATATAATTTTCATTTGTTAGGTTTAACTTGGAGACTAAAAATTCACTAATTTTATCAAAAGTTTCAGGTATGGATATTAAAACATTTATCCACATAGAACCATTAAACTTCCCAGAAACAGATTTTGCACATGCTTCAATAAATGGAATTTTACCAGACTTAACTAATTTTTCAAAATCTTCAAGTTCTACTTTATTATTAAGATCAATATCCATGTTCATCCTGCCAGAGTGAACAGAATCAATCTGATCTTCTATACTTTTGTATCTGTCAAATGTACCAGAGAAAACAACGCATGGTAACTTTTCTTTTTTGTCAGCTTGGTATGATGACTTTTCATTTTCATCAAATCCAAACATTAGACTTTGTTCCCATTTCTTCTGGATGAAATCTGTTTGAATCTGATATGCACCTTGACATATATCAATGTAAATATCAAAGATGTCTTTTTTCTTGGCAGTCTTTGTGGTAAGACTGTCATAATAATTACAATTCATTTTTGTGTATTTAGTGGTTATAAATTAAAATCTAAATCTTCAAGTTTTCTGCAAATTTTAGCAATTCCACCTGCATTTTTTACATTTTCTAAAAATATCTTTTGTTCTGGTGAAACTTTACCTGTTTCTGTCTTAATCTCAAATGCTGTAAATATTGCTAATTTCTTTCCAATCATTTCTTCTGTAATCTCTATACTTGTCCATCCAATTAGATCAGATGAACCAGTACAGAGACCATAAACAATAGTAGAATTTTCAGTCTTACAAACTCCAACGTTATTCCGAAATAGTCTAACGTTTTTTGGTAGATTTAATCTTAGTAAATTTTGCAGATTCTTTTCTTTCATACTTTTCAAGTATAGCGTTAATTAAAGCTGTGTGAGCATCTGATGCAGAAGAATAATAAGCATTACCAATACGACTGTCAAATATCAAAGTTTCTTTGTTTTCTACATGAAAATACCATCTTGAATCTGCTAATTTTACTATCTCAATAAGAAATTGTTTAGAGCCTAAACTGGCTTTGTTTATATATGCTACATTACCCTCGGTAGATATATGATATAAAACATATTCAACATTTCTTACTCTAAGTTTTTCTTTTGTAGTATTTAGTTTTCTAAACTCAAGCATCTTTCGGCATTTCAAGTGGAATAAAACCTGTTCCTAATCCTGCATCATAACCAGATGCTTTGAAGAAATCAACTTCAACTTTTGCTGATAACACAATTACCTGTGCTAACTTACAAATCATTTCAGCTTTGTGTTTTTCAGTTTCTAAATCACACTCTGGATCCATCATCTTTTCAATCTGTTCAAATAACAAATTTCTTAAATCGTTAATCTTGTTCCTTGGCATTTTTAATAATTTTTTTTAGTTTATAAATCAATCTTTGCGTCTCCATTATTTCAGGTGGATATTTCCCATGTCTGTTATAAAATAATAAATCTCTTCTATGTACTAATACTAAATTGCTTAATTCAAAATTCTTTTTATTACCATCTATAAATATTACTGCATGTTTATCTGGTATTTTACCATAATTATTCTCCCAGATTAACCTATGTTTCATTTCCCAGAAACTTGGTTCATTTATCTTAACTAAAGTGTAACCATCTTTATCTGTTCTTTCTGAACCTACTTCTACATAGTTTTTAGGTTTCATGCCTTTCTTAAAACTGGTTACATTTGCACCCATGTAACCTTTTACTCCTTTATTCCATGGTTCCTGATTTTTTTCAAATCTATATGATTTACCATGTTTTCTTAAAGTTTCAATAAATACTTCTTTTAAACTTTCTAAATATTCTTTAGACTTATAAATGCCTAAAAAACTTGCTTTATTATAAATCTTTGAAATAGGGCAATCAAAATACTTAATTAAAAATTCATTATTACTATTTGGATAGTATTTTTTTAAATCTTCAACATCTTTTTCACTCCAATTCTTTTTTCTTGTTTCTTTTTTTAACTTTAGCTTGTTTGCTTTATCTCTTATTCTATTTCTGCCCATTCCAAAAATTTCAACTAATTCTCTATCATTTGTTTTTGCATAGAGTTCAATTAGTTTATCAGTCATTTCTTTAGTCCATACTCGTTTCATATCTTATTTTTTATAGCGTTCCAACGATGCCAAGCCCAACCATTTTTATATCCTCTTTTCTTTTCAATAAGTTTCAATTCTTCATAGGTTCGTGCCTGATATAATTCTTTCTTCTGATCAATCTTTTCAAGTTCTACCAATAATCCATCCATCTTTGTTAGCTTTCTTTGTTTCAATTCAACCAGTTCACCACATGCAGGACATTTTGAATCATTAAAAACAAAGTAACATTTCTTACATACCTTAAATTTTATATCTGGTTCAGCATCTTTCTTTTTCTTGCTTTTTTTGGTACCAGATAATGACCAATCTCTATCTGCAAGTGGATGACCATGTTTTACAACATTTCCGACATGATCCAGGATAACACAGCTATCTTTACCTGCACATGTCCGTAATGCTCTACCTACCTGTTGCAAGTATAAAGATTCTGATTGGGTTGGTCTTAATAGTATTGCACAGCCTATTGCAGGAATATCTGTTCCCTCGCTTATCAAATCACAACTGGTTACAACCTGAATAGCACCAGAACTTAATCCAGATAAAATCCTGTCAATATCTGACTGATTCATACTACCATCAATACTTTCAGCATTATATCCATTCTGCCTAAATTCATTAGCCACATCAACACTATGCTTAACCGAAACACAAAAAACAACTGCAGGAACACCATCACATAACATTCTATAATGTTCTACTGCATTTCCAGTTATCGTTGATCTGTTTACTTCTGTTTCAAGTTCCTTTTTATTATAGTCACCTGCTGTAGTTTTGATGCTTTTTAAATCCAGATTATTAGGTGGAATAAATATTCGAGGTCTAACCAGATAACCTAAATCTGTCAGTTCCTGTATAGAACTACCAATTATTAATTCATCAAATACATCATCCAGACCTTGACCGTTTGTCCTTACTGGGGTAGCTGTTACTCCTAAAACTAATGCTTTGTCATAATTGCTGATAATCTTTTTATATGTTGGTGATACTGCATGATGCGCTTCATCAACAATAATTAAATCTGGTTTGAAATAATCCATCCTGTTAATAAGACTACCTATCTTTGCAACCTGACATGTATAATTATAGTTTGCTGAATAACCTGCACCTATCAGACCATGCTGAACTTTAAATGTCTGCAATGTTTTACTTGTCTGTTTAAATAGGCTATCTCTATGGACCAAGATAAGCACCTTTTTATTCTTTTCTATTGATGCTTTACATATATATGAAAACACAATAGTTTTACCACCACCTGTAGGTAAAACAAGTAATGGAGACTTCTTACCTATCCTGTAAGAATCTCTAATTAAATTGACTGCTGTGTCCTGATATGGTCTTAAATTCATTTTTTTTTAAATTATTTCAACAAGTATAGTGCAAAAATAATATTTTTATTTTATTTTTGTCATATCGTTTAACATTTTTTAAAAATAATCACATGAAAAACACAATTGAAGGATTTGAATTGGTCTATGATGAAGGTTCTGACGCATTACTACTTTGTAAAGATGGATATTTCTTGCATTTAAATATAAATCTTGGAAGTAAAACGACCTGGGCGAATCTTGTAGAAGATGATGATGAATATCACAAATTCATCGGAGACAAACTAAAAAGCAGAATTAAAAAATCATTAGCAGAATCATTTAACACTAAGTAACATGAAAACACATTGGAGAAAATTAAAAGACACTAATTATTTGGGTAGTTGGGATATAGTTGATAAAGAACTAATCCTGACTATTAAAAACATTGAAACAAAAAAAGTTTCAACACCAGATGGTAAAACAGAAGAACTTCCTGTAATGACATTTACAGAAGATTACAAACCTATGATTCTGAATGCTACCAACTTTAAAAACATTGCTAAAGCACATGGTAGTAACTTTATTGAAGATTGGATAGGTAAAAAAGTAAGCATTTATATCACATCTGTAAAAGCATTCGGATCTGTAGTTGATGCATTACGTATTAAACCATCAGCACCAAAGGTAGAAAAACCTGAACTTTTGCCAGATAATCCAAAATTTGAATCAATTAAAGCTAAACTTAAATCTGGTGAAACAACAATTGACACAGTAAAACAATATTTCAATATTTCTGATAACACTTTAAAACTTTTACAATAATGAAAGCACATCTTAGTCCATCACAATTTATTAAAATTATGACCACATCAAGAGGTGGTAAAGGTTTTGGTCAAACTGCATTAACTTATGCGGATGAAATTATTCTTGATCTACTTGACATAGAAAAACCAGAAGTAACAGCTAAAGCACTTGAACATGGTAACGACAATGAGCAATTCGCTAAAGATGCTTATCAGGAATTTACCATGAATACTGTTACTGATGTTTTAGAACCAATCATGCATTCACAATTTAATTTCATTGGTGGTACTCCTGATGGTTTAATTGGACAGAATAAAATCATTGAAATTAAATGTCCTTGGAACCCAGTAAACCATCTTAATAACTATCTTAATCATAATACAATAGTTCATTCTTATCCAGATTCATACCTGTCTGATTACTGGTGGCAGGTACAGGGATATTTATGGATTACTAACAGAGATGAATGTGATTTTGTGACTTATGATCCGAGATTCCCACAACATCTTTGCTTATCAATAACTCATGTAAAACGCAATGATGAAGATATTACAAAGCTATCAGACAGATGTGAACAGTTCTGGTATGAGATAGTCCAACAGAAACTAATTAACTTTGTATAAAAAAAATAGCCTTGAACGTAAAAATTCAAGGCTTTTTTCAATGTTTTATGGCAGACATCAAAAATCAATCAAATTTATAACATTCTAATGAATTATAAAATTTTTCATTATATTCTTTTCCTTTCAGATTGAAATGAACATCAATTTTCTTACCTACTGATAGATGTTTTATCATATCAGTTTTGTCTCCTAACAGGTCAAATTTTATCTTTTGCGGATACTTTTCATCCGTTTCAATAACAAAATCTGCTGTCTTAAATCTCTTTTCGCCACGTTCAATAATAGTTCCAATCTGGATAACTTTGCCTGAAATTTTCAACATAATTTTTAATTTTTAGATGTTAAATAATGCTCAAATATAATACTAATTTCGATAAAAAAAATAAAACATTTTGTTTCATTTCTATTCTTGTCTTTACATTTTATATTATTACAAGAAATACAACAACAATAATTATAAAAAACATTAAATGTATCAACACTAAACTATATTTATAAAAATAGTTTTTGTACACGAAAAGTTTTTGCGACTTTTTAGTTAAATTTTAGTTAACAATTAAAAAAATATCTTTCTGTATTATGCTTCACTACTATACTTTCAGAAGATTTTTCATTATTATAAAAAAAAAAATAAGGGTTACAGAGAATATGTGAGACTCTGTGTGAAAAAGTCTAACACAATAACATTCTCTATATATATATAATTATTTTTATAATAATGAAAATATTAATAAGATATAGTGCCACACTACGTTTCAGAAAGATTTTTTTTTAATTAGACATTAAATGCGACAAATACGACGTTTTGACCTGTTTTTGACTGATATTTTTTTGAAATTTAAACTTTGTAGAAAAAAACCGTCTAAATCGAACAAAAACCATCTAAATTTTAATTTTATTTGCAAAGTGGTGTATATATATCACCAATGTAAAAAAAGTGTCTTAAAATAGCCTTTAAATAACTTTAAAACAATTTGTTTCAATTATGATAATTTTAAGCCAAGAAAACACAGATGTTTGGGTAAAAATTGATAAAAAACTTAAACCTATCCTGGAAAAATACAAATGGAAAATTAACACTCTAGGTTACCCAACATCCTGGATAGAAAATAGACAAATTACCATGTCCAGATTCATAATTGAACTTGAAAAAATTCAGGTACCTGATGGTCACGTTATCAGCTATGAAAATTCAAACAGACTGGATAACAGAATCAAAAATTTGAAAATTATCAGAAGAAATATCAATAAAAGAAAATAAAAATATTATTTTTGTATCAATCGGATGTTTTCATAAAATTTAAAGGTTTTAACCCTGTAGCAATGCAGGGTGTTTTTAAAAATTACAAATGGGTAGATCTAAGAAATTCACAAACGTTGAAGAATTACAAGGATTGATTGAAGAATATTTTGAATGGTGTGATGCAAGAATGGAAACTGTTCTAAGCAAAGATGGTGAACTTGTTACTAAACCATCTCCCAGACCTTATACAGTTGAGGGTTTATCAGTTTGGTTAGACATGGATAGACATACTTTGCATGATTATGAAAAACTACCAACACATGCTATTTTTCACCACACAATAAAAAAAGCTAAGGCAAGAGTGCTTCAAAATCTGCAGGAAAGAGCATTGGATGGAAAGAATAATGCAGCTGTTACCATCTTCAATCTGAAGAATAATTTTCAGTTTAGAGAGAAAGATTATGACGATCACGGCAACAATGATATCAATGTGAAAATCAATTATACTGAATAAGGGCATTTTTTAGTTTTATGTGTTAATAGTGGGCAGCATTGAAAAGTGCTGCTTTTTTTTCAGATGGCAAGAAACGTAGAAATAAATTTATTCAGACCACATGCAGGTCAGAAACGGATACAAGAACAGCGCAGAAGATTTAACTGCATTGTCTGTGCAAGGAGATTTGGCAAAACTGAATTGATAACATCTGTTGCGAATGCTTTAATATTTCCTGCTGTATTTGAGGGTAAATTTGTAGGTATATTTGTTGATGATTTTAAAGACTTTGCATTGTCTTGGCAACGTATCATTGACACTTATAAACTGGTTGCGGACAATGGTTTAATCACTCACAAAGATGAAACTGCAAAGATTATTAAATTTGTCACAGGTGGTATTTTAGAAGTATGGTCTATTGGTGATGAGGGTAGAAAAGAAAAGGGTAGAGGTCGTAAATATCATAGGGTAATCTATGAAGAAACGCAAAAGATTCCATCACATATTCTGGAGTATCATTGGAAAACGGTTGCCAGACCAACATTAACCGATTACAAAGGTGAAGCATTTTTTATTGGTACTGCAGCAGGTAAGGATAATTACTGGTATCAGTTATGTCAGAATGGAGCAAAAAACGGTTCATGCGAATTTAATTACTACAAAGAACTTGATCTTCCACAATCTGATAACACATCTGAAAACTGGATGACATTCAGAATGGTTACAACAGACAATCCAAAGATAGATCCGCTTGAGGTTAAAGATGCATCCAGAGACCTGGATAGTTTAACTTTTGAACAGGAATACATGTCTGTTTTTGTTGACTATTCTGGTGAAGCATGGGTATATGTATTGAAAGATAAAGATTTACAGAATAAGGTTTTTGTCCGTTCAAAACCTATCAATTGGAATACTGAACAGTTGTACATCTCTTTTGACTTTAATAAGATTCCAATGACAGCTGCTGTAATGAAAAAGGTTACACTATCACAGCCTGATGTGGCAATGACAAAATACAAATACGGTGTTCACATAATCAAAGAATTTAAACTTGGTTCAGAAGATCGTGGTGAAGCATCAATATATGATACATGTTTTGCCATCCGTGAATGGGTATATCAGGAGACAGGTAAAAAGATAGGAATCTGGGGTGAACAACGTTATCCATGTTCAGTTCCATTTGTGATAACAGGAGATGCATCTGGTAACAGGTCTGATGGTAGACAAAAGGTTCCTGTGACATATTATGAAATTATCCAGGATGAACTGCAGATTGCAAAGGATAAATTTTACATACCTAAAGCTAATCCATTCCATGCTGAATCTTATGTCCAGGTAAATACTTTGATAAGTAAATGTCCAGAATTTAAAATATATGAAGATAAATGTCCAAATTTGCGTATGGATGTGTTAAGAATAAAATCGAATAACAGTAGACAGATTATAAAAGGCAAGGGTGAAGAACGGCAGGCTGACTTATTAGACAATTTACGTTATTTAATAAACAGTTTTTGCCATGATATTAAAATTTCTTAATAACTTTGATTATGAAATGGTTTAAAAAGGAAACAAGAGCAGAACGTAACGAGAAAAACTTTAAAAAATGGCTAAACAGTTACATACCAAAAGCGACCAACCAACGCATAGAACTTGTGAGAATTTTTACGGATCGCAACGACAACAACTGGTACATTCTGAAGAATGCAGGTCAGCTGACAAAGGAGCGGTCTCAAAGGATAGAAGAAAGCATGTTGGCAATCGAATACGGAGTGAGCAAACAAGAAATCATGGATAAGATGAATGATGTCTTGACAAACGTTAAGGATTTACCCTGGATGAATGCAACTAAGGATAAACTAAGACAGTTTGTTGAATCGTCACAGAATGTTATCAATGATTTATTATTCAGAATGAAAAATATTACTCTGGATGATATGCTGATACAGGCAGGGTTATATTTCTTCTACATAGATGGTGAGAATCCGTACATAATAAATGAAGAAACGCAACAACGCAAATTGGATGCTATCAGACAGGATGATGAATTGCGTAGTTTTTTTTTGACCAGTATGGAACAAATATTGAGAGGTTTGAGCGATACAAAAAAATAAATTTTCCGAAACTGAATCAGCAGGTTAAGGAAAAGAAAGATAAGAAACCAAGCTACTATCAAAAAGCGTTATTAGATTTAAGAGGTAAGAACAGAGAGAATGATTATATTATTTGCAAGGGTGACACTATTGCAATGCAGGATGTAAAATATTGGTGTTTAATTGATTATTACACAGCATTGGAACAGATAATCCGAGATAATGAAAAAGCCTTACAGGAAGCTAATAAACTAAAAGAAAATGGCGGAAATAAAAGACGTATATAGTTTAGAATTTGATGCTGCATCATTTGAAGCACAGGTTGATTCTGCTATTGCAAAGATAGATGAATTGAATGCATCATTAGAAGATGGTGCTGATGTTTCAGAAGTTTTAACACAGGCTCAAGAAGAATTGAATAATGTGTTACAGACCGAAGCTAAGACAACACAACAACTAACACAGAAACGTGATGTTCTGGTTAAGACTGAAAAGAATCTTAATAAAGAATCTCAGACAGGTGTTGCTGTTAATAAGCAATTAAACCAGACTAATCAGCAGTTAGCTGTTAGTACAGGACAGGTAGCAGCACAACAAAAAAATCTTGGTGGTCAGTTATTGCAAGGTGCGAGAAACATTAACAGCATGAAACGTGCTGTAGGTTTATTGCGTGGTGCGTTTAATCTGTTAGGTGGTTTAAATCCGTTTGGGTTGTTAGCAACTGCATTACCAACAATATTGGGTTATTTAGGTAGCTTCTTTGGTCAGACTGAAAAAGGTGTTGATAACATGGAAAAGTTAGCTGATTCATCAACTACTTATTCTGAAAAATTATTCATAGCTACAGAAGAACTTAATAGACTACAGGCTGTTGAAGAAAAGCGTGGATATTTAACAGAAGAAGAAAAAAAGCAACGTGCTGAATTAGTAAAGACATATAAACAGACAGCTGATGAAATAATTAAAGAAGAAGAAACCAGAGTTCAAAGACAGATTGAACTTGAAGATAGTATCAGAACAGCAAGAATAAAATTGTTAGGTGATACATCTGCTGCTGTTGAAGAAAGCTATAAGTTAGAAACTGATAAGATAAAAAGAGAATCTGTAAAAAGATTTAATTTGTTAATGACAGAGCAAGATAAATTATTTGCTGATCTTGCTAAAGCAGAAGCAGAATATGCGCAAACAAGTAGTTTAGCTGCTAATAAACAAGTATTAAGATTACAAGCTGCTTTAAATAGGATAGCGCAAGAATTTGAAAGTATAACTACTGAACAAAATCTATTATTACAGTTAGCAGCACAGGAAAGAAATAAAAAACTTAATGACATTGCAGAACGTGCTATTAAGGAACAGCAACAACGTGAAAAAGAAGCACAGCAAGCAAGACTTGATGCTATCAATAAGGAGATTGAAGATCAAAAGAAAAGACAGGAATTATTAGTTCTTCAAACAGAAGAGGGAACTAAGGAAAGATTCCAAGCTGAATTGGATTCAATAAATGTTATTGAAGATTTATATAAAAAATATGCTAAAGAACTTGGTCTGACTGATACTGAATTGAAATTATTGTTAGCTAAGAATCAACAAGAAAGAAATAAGTTAGATCAGGATTATATTAAGAATCAGGAAGCAAAAGCTAAAGCAATACAGGATGTTTTAGATGCTGAAAAGAAAGCATTTGATGAAAGTAATAAAGCATACAAAGACAGTTTAGATTTAGCATCACAATATAGAGTAAACAATCAGGAAACTGGATTAAATGAACAGCTTATTCAGTTAGAACTTGAAAGAAATGCTTTATTAAAAGCTAATTATGGTAATGCTGAAGCACAGCAAAAGATTCAAGATGATTTTAATAAAAGAAGATTAGATTTAGAGAATAAAGCTAACAAAGAAATAATTAAAACCAGAATAAAATTTCTTGAAGAATTACGTGATGCATCTGGTGATGATCCTTTAGCATTGTCTGCAATAAACAAACAGATAAGTGAATTGAAATTGAAACTTACTGAATTAGATAAGCAGGCTACTGATACAAAGGACAAAACAACAATGTCTGCAAAAGAAATAGCTAAGTCTACATTAGATTTAGTTCAGCAAGCAAGTGATGCAGTTTTTTCAGTATTAACAGCACAATCACAGGCTTATATTGCATCATTAGATAGAGCTGCAGACCGTTCAAAGTCTACTCTGGATGAAATCAGACAGAATAGTGAAAATTTCAACGCAAGGCAGTTAGAGCTTGAAAAGAAAAGACTGGAAGAACTTGAACAGCAAAGAAGAGAAGCTGTTGAACGTGAAAAAGCAATTGCATTAGTACAGTTAGTTGTAAATAGTACATTGGCGATTGCTAAAGCTGCTGCAGAGGGTGGTGCTGCTGCTCCATTCACTATTGCATCAACAATTATTGCATTGTTGGCAGGTTTTGCACAGGCAAGATCAGCAGCAGGTAATGCGTTCTATGAGGGTTCTGAATACATAGACAGAGAGAACAGATTCCCTGCAGGTAGAGATACTGTTCCTGCAAGATTAAATAAAGGTGAACGTGTTATTACAACGGACACTAACAGTAAGTATTGGGATGTGTTGACAGCGGTTCACAATAAAAAGATTCCTGCAGATGTACTGAATGGTTTTGCAAATAATTACTTAAATGGTGGATTGAAAAATTCATTGTTAGGTATGGGAACAGATGTGAATCTTAATTCAGAACTTGGTGGAAAGTCTTTTTTCATCAGCATGAATGCGGATAACAATAGACTTGAAAGTAGATTGGAAAATATTGAAAATATCTTAGCAGATTTGCCTAAGTATATGCCATCCACAACCGTTATGGCGAATGCAAATGGAATCTTCAAGGTAGTTGAAACCAGACAAAGAAAAGCAAATTTTAATCGTAACCGTTCAAAATAATTATACTATGCCATTAAAAAAATGTTTAACTGGAGATCAGAAATGTATATCTGATAATATTAGAATGCTGATAAATGAGGGTAGACCACAAGATCAAGCTGTTGCAATTGCTTTGAGTGATGCTGCAGAAAACATGAAGATTAAAAACAAGATGAAGAAAGATGGAAAGAAGTAATTTAATATTTATCGGTATTGGTTTGCTGTTATTTATATCTGCTATTACTTATATTGTCAGATACCAGACATCTTCTGTTCATGAAATATTCAAACATCATAGAGAGCAGTTAGAAAATGAGATAAAAGCTATCCAGGTTGAAAGGCAAAAATTGAAACTGACAATAGACAGTCTTGAACGCAGTATTAGTGTTCAGCAAGTAGAATTATTACATGATATTGATAATTTTCTTAAAAAGCATGATAAGAAATAGTTTGATTTTTGCATTTATTTTTATCTATTCTGGTCTATATTCACAAAATGATTTAGATAAATGCTTAAATTTGTTGAAGCGTTCTGAATCAATGATAATTAAGCAGGATAGTTTAATTAAAATTTTGAAAGAAGATATAAGGTTAAGTGATCTGAGTAATACTGTATTGCGTAAACAAATTGATAATTCTGATATAACAATGAGATATATAAACATTGAGTTAAAGAAAGAAATCAGAAATAAAAAGATTTGGCAGGTGATAGGTATAACTGGATTGACTGCATTTTTGACAACAACTGTATTATATATTACTAAGCCATGAATAATTTGGAGATATATTTTGATGGTATTTTACAGAACAGCAATGATTTTGATGGTACTGAAAGTATATCTTTTGTTTACCGTAACAAGACAGAATCTGGTGAATCTGCATTTGGATTCAGTCCAGAATTAACTGTTCGTGGTGCTGCTTATGACTATTTAGTACAGGAAATAATAAATAAACCTAATCCGAAACTGGAGAACATTAAAGTTTTGGTTTATGATTTATGCTGTTTAGATTCTAATGGTAATCCAAGACAGGTTTTTGATGGATTGATTGAGGGTGCAGATGTAAGGTGGTGTTTAATTCCGTTTTGCGAAGCTACAGTAACTATTATTGATGATACACCAGATGCGCAGGCTATTAAGTGTTTGAAGAATAATAATATTTGGGATGTAAAATTGGATAGTGTTGGATTCCCTATTGCATCTGGTCCTGATGAATTTAGAAGAGCAGTTGTAATAAATTATTGTGATGATATTAAACCATCTTCATTACATGAATTTGGTATGGTATTAGGCATAATATTTTTTATATTATTTACTCCATTAATAGCTGTTTTTAATTTTTTTGGTTTAATATTTGGAAGCACAACAAATTATTTTAATGCTTTAGGTAATTTAATAACTGGATGCGATAAAGAACATTTAGCACCATATGTTCATTCATATATGATGAATCTTTGTAAACTATGTAATTTAGGTTTTCAAAGTAGTTTATTTGGTATAGGTGAATATTATCATAATACTGTTAGATTAGATTCTGGATATAAAGAAGATGATAGAACTGTATT